CTATTAGGACACTTTACAGGGCCCACTATCTGTTACTCACCAACGGTCAGGTGTACTTAAGTCCTCAACATATGCCTCACACTTCTCAGCAGGTTCTAGCTTGAATAACTTCTCCCAGTCAATCTGATGTGGGTCGAAGTCACCGAACACTGATAGATCTAGAGTGATCCTATAACGCTGCTTCTGTGCCTGGGTGTATGCTACTGACATAAGTGCGCTCCTGAGTGTATATGGGTATTGTAGGACTTGTGGGCGTAAATGTCAATGGGACTGGGGATATTTATTTGGAGTCGGTGGATTTATGTGGGGGATCTGTGGGGATTTTGTGACGTGGGGGTGCTTGACATTTGTGGGGGAGTGTGATAGCTTGCTACGTAAGATAACGACCCCCAGAAGGATTTAAAGGACATAAGTATCAGGTCTTAAATGATACGAATTCTTATCATTATCACCTTTCAATAACAATAAGTATCACACATAACAATCGCTCAGCTATAATTAAAAAAGGCTTTTTAAAACCTTTTTATTGTTTTTTTACCTTATTTTGCCATAAAAGTCGAAGACAGAGCGTAGCGAAGCATAAAAAAAGACCCCTAAGAGTGGGGTCTCTACAGTATAATCAATCAATGCCTAATCTGTACTGTGCATAACGTTTTGCATCCTTTCTTGTCTTGAATCTTGCTTGCTTACCATCGAATCTTAGGGGTTCAAACTTATACCTTAGTTTGTTGTTGTGTATAATCTTTCGACTGTAAAAGTAAAGAGCAAACATACCTTCATCGCTTTCATCTTTGGTCTTTTCCTTGTTAATAATGAACGGCAGATTAACAGTGGTAAGAGTAATCATTTAAGGTTCAGTTGTTGATTAATTCAGCAGGAGATCCACAAGAGCGATAGAACTCAACCATACGATTTGCTTCCTCTAATGTAGAGAAACTTTGTGTCCTCCATTGTTGTTGATAAGGAGTGAAATAACGGATTGTGAATGTCATTTAGGATTCAGTCTTGAGAATGAAGAATGTCGATCATCTTTTGGTGAAACTTATCAGCATCAGTCACACATTCATAAGACAGAGTAGCATCTTCGATGTCATACTGTTTCATTTCAAGAGTGTGAATTACATCACCCAGAAGTTCAGTTAGAGCAAATACTTTGTCGGTATCAGTCATCATTTAACTCAGTTGAATTGATATGCTAATTCAGCAAGTTCTTCAGCAATTTGATCTACATTGTCTTCAGTCAGTTGAGATAACAGTTGATCAATATCTTCCTGGGGAACATAATACAAATCACCGTTGATTTCGTTTGCGATTTGTTGTGCTTTGTCGAGGCAGATTTGGGAAAGTTGGTTGCTCATACTATAGGGACACTTTCAAGGGCCCAGTTGTTATTCATCAAATGTGAGTGTGCTATAATAAATACTACAAAGTTAGGTGCTTAATGATGAAACAACATCCACTCTATAGTAACATTTTAGTTGACAAAGATGGTGGCATTTATAGTACAGGAAAGAACTACAAATCACCTCGCAAACTAAAAGAAAGTATAGATGAGAGAGGTTATGCTAGAGTGAGAATACAAGTGGGATTGTATAATCAAAGAAAGAAATCTGTGCATAGATTAGTAGCAGAAACTTATTTGCCTAATCCACACAATCTATCAGATGTTCATCACAAAGATAACAATCCAAAAAACAACAATTTAGATAATTTAGAGTGGGTAAGTCACAAACAAAACTGTGAACTTTCAAGAGACAGCATAGGTAGAAATAAGGCAGCAGAATGGAAGATTTTACACATAGAAACTAACAAAACCTTCGTGATAAAGAACCTTGCTAAATGGTGTGAAGAAAATGACTTGAATAGGTCAAATCTTCATAAGACATTAACAAAGGTAAATCATCACAAAGGTTATAAGATTCTAGAAAAGATCAATCTAGTTTGATACCATTACCAAAGGGAACTTCGCCATCTTTAGTAGAGATGAACCACTCAAAGTTTTTCTGGTAGACTCGCTCACCAGATCCATGTTCTTGAAGGATTGAGTTCAGTCTAGCTTTGGTGGTATTAGTCTTCCATCCCCCATCAAACAATTCGAGCCAGGTATCACCTACCATTGCAATCAGGTTGTTATACAGATAGACGAAAGATACACCTTCAATGTTAACAACTTGAGTATTGTCCTTTTTCCAATCAGTCTCGGTGCTGATGGCTTGATTCATTTGTGATTCGATTTTACGCATTGTGGGAAAGTTCAGTGGTGATACTACTGGTACACTTTAAAGGGCCCAGTTTCAGTGAGTGAAGACTCCGAGAGCATTAAACTCGGCAGGGATTTGCTTCTCTGCAATACGCTTACCGTTGATCTGGAAAGTATAACGCAGCTGTCCTTTTACAGTCTTGCTAACTTTACAGGTCAGGCAAACTTCTCTGGTTTTGTTACCTTGAAGATCCCAGGTTGGGAAGTAGTGATTGCAAACTCCAGGCAAGCGATAATCAACAACACCATTACGTTGTTGATAGTTTTCCAGTGCAAGTTGCTCAGAGAGTTTCTTGCTTTCGAAGAGGTCGTTGATGTTCATACTATTGGTACACTTTCAAGGGCCCAGTTTCAGTTACTGCTGGGTGCAATAATGTCGGCAACAGTGTGCAATGTGTTCGATGTGATGTTACGAACTCCTGGCGAGAGTATCATCGCAACAGCAAAAATGAGAAGAATTGTTTTCACTTTTGATGGGTTCTTGAATGTTAATGAACGTGCCATCAATCGCGGTCAGAAATGTTCCAAACAGTTGTGGGTTGAGGTTTAATCAATCCAGCACGAACTTGTGCGCGATACTCTTCTTCTTTCTGCAAGCGTTTCATATAAGATTGAATTGCCATTTGCACTGCAGGATCATTCTTTGCAGCATCGTTGAGAATGAACATTTTATCGGGATTGTTGCTTGTCATACTACTGATACAGTTTAAAGGGCCCAGTAACTTTATTTGAAGCTGACATTGACGCCAACAACTTTACAAGATGGGTTGCGAATGAGTGCAGTTTCTCTTGCAGATTTGGGGTCAGGAGCATACACTTCCTCAATGAAAGTTTTGCCGCCTTGATACAATTTGACTTCGTATTTCATACTTCAATACCTCACTTTAGAATGGTTTCGACCAGAGCACAATTTAGTTGAAGTTCGAGATCAAAAGAACTACCAATATAGAAATCATCTTCATAACATTCACCATCATCATCAAATTGCTCTACAATTTCAATCTTTTGATCTATAATTTCTTTAATTTTAGATTGAAGTTCTGAAATAAGATACTGTTTTTGATCGTTAGTAAAAGTGATGCTCATAATACTTTAATCAGTAAAGAGGACAGAAAGTTCCACACCAACCGCGAACCCATTCTAGAGTTTCACGGTAAGATGTGCGGGGTTTGGACATAGGCATCGACACATTCTTTTCGGGATTGTATGCAATAGCAATGAACTTGTCGTTCACTTGCTGAATCCACATTTGGTTGACTTTACCTTCCTTCCAGTTGGTGTGGTAGGAGTAGATTTCGGAAACGATGTTGTTGTTCATACTACTGGTACACTTTCAAGGGCCCAGTTTCAATCACTGTTCCATCCATACCATACAAGAAGTCCAAGAATTACAGCAACAGGAACAACAATCCACCAGTATTCTACCAGCAACCAGATACCAAACAGAATTGCACCAAGTATCAAATAACCACCAACATCTCCAGAATCTGATGATGATGAATTGCCACTCGATTTGTTATAGGAACGACAGCACCTTACACTACATCCAGGGTTTGCACGTTGTACTCTAGCAACTGCATCTTGTGATGTTGCAGCTTCTACAGTTTCTGTGTAGTATTGAAAGTAACCACTATTCGGACCAGGGCGAACTTCGATGTCATGTAGCATCACTACCAAGTACCTCTCTGAATGTGAATCTTACGAATTTCGGAATAAATGAAGCGTTGAAGTTTAGGATCGGTAGTGCTATCAAAAGCATAATACAGGCGATTCAAATAATCATCTTGTGTGGCACCTATGTTACCATCACCACCGATGTCATTGAGTGATGAACCTGCTGATACTTTGTTGCGTCCGAAGTTACCAGACACACGACCAGTTGTTCTCAGTTTAGGACGGATCTTTGAGAGGTTAGAGTAAGTCATTTGTCAATAAAAACCAATATTTTTTTCGATTTCAGATTCATCATCAAGTTGATAAACTTCCATGAACTCGTAGATTAGTTCATCATCACTCAACGAATGAATACGCCTCTTTTCATATTCTGGATCATAATCATCCTCCTCATGGTAATCATATTCGTATTTGTTAATTAAACTTTCACGAAGTTCAGAGATTCGTTGCACATACTTTTCAATGTGGTCCGTGTTGTTGTCAGTCATTCTTCTAAACGAATAAATTGATTCATCAGAAAGCTGAGTGCTTCTTTGAAAGTTTGGAAGCGATGTGTGGTTCTCATACTACTGGTACACTTTAAAGGGCCCAGTTACCAGCTCTTGGGAGTCACAAAGTTTGCATAAGAGAATGTTTCACGGTCCACTACTTTATGTGTCCCATACTTGTTGCTGATAACATAACCTTCGTGGAAACTATCCTCACCATTGATAGAACATTCAATCTGATCCATTTCGTGAATGAACAGGAACAAATCATCCTTGATAGACTTCACCAACTTCCAAAGCCGTAGGACATTCACATCACAATCACATTTCTCTGCAATTTCATTCTCATCCACGACCTTTTGCTCACGGATGCAGGCATTGATCTCTTTTTTGATTTGTGATGCCTTGCGATCAGACACAAACTCACATAGAGTGCTCATTTGCTTGGCAAACTTACACACATCCTCCAAATCTTCACGATAAGGGTTCAGTTCCACAGAAGGCTGAACGAACAGACAATTTTTAGTGCTGATCAGTTTGTTCATCAAAGGAGCAGCAGTCATCTCACGAATGTCATCAGCACCGCTGTAGATTGTATGCGGAGCGATGATAATGTCCTGACGAACTGGAGCAGGAAACTTGTAAGTAATCAGTTGCGGTTTGAATGTATCAAGACCACTTCCAAAACCAATAAAGTCACCTTGCAGCACTTGTTGAGTGCGAGGCAGAAAATCAAGACAGAAAATGAGAATCTGTGCTACACCAGGTTGATGGCCAAAATGAGTGAAGATGTCATCTTGATTATAGCAAAGGCGGATTTTCTTCTTGTTAAATGCTGCTTTGGTGCAGACAAAGAACTTACCATTCTGCGGATTTGTACCCCACACAATAGCAGGGCTTCCATCCATTTTGACACTGATAGTAGAATCTACCTCAGAGAACCAATCGAGAACTGACAGATTGCCAGTCAGGATCTCATCTTCAGGATGCTCCAAATGTAGATTTTTCGTCATTTGCTTGATGCTCATACTATAGGGACACTTTCAAGGGCCCAGTTACTTAGACATAAAAAAAGGGGATAAACCCCTCACTCAACGACTTGATTGTAAGTGCTCTTGACTTTATCAACCAGTGCGTTACGCTGTTCTGCAGTGATTAGATTGTTGCGGGTGAAGTTAATGAAAGCAAAAAGTCCAACGAGTTCCATAACACCATTGAACACTGGGATTGCATCAACAACTGCAACAACCTCATGAATAAGAAGTTGAGCAACAATCACGACAAACAGAATAGCAGTAGAGAGACCGACATTCTTGAGAAGTTCATTGGAAACATTCTCATTCACGAAAGTCTTAACCTGTGCGATTTTGTCTTGCATTTGGTATTGATTGTGGAGCAGGGTGCTCCTGACACTACTAATACACTTTCAAGGGCCCAGTTTCAATCAACGGGCAACTTTGCTACACTCTTACCCTTCTTGTGGTCATCAATGAACTTTCGTGCAGAGCTTTCAGTCCTACACACCTTCAACTGTTGACCGTTATGTATAACCATCAGTTGATTACCATAGGGCACGGCTGCATAGTTACCTTTGCCGATAATAAATCCCTCTTTCATACCAGAAACCTCTTCTCATATTCCAGCAAATCTGTAGGCGCTGGAATAATGTTATCGTCGTATTCTACAGCATTTTCCCATCTTGCACCAGTCTTCTGATACAGTTCGATGTCAAGATGTTGATACTTAAGGTTAGTTGGAACGTGAACTTTATAGTCAATTCCGTCATTCTCAGTCAACATACTCAGCCGCTTGTTCTCATCCTTTGTGACTGTAATCGTGGAGCAAGACAACCAGAACAGATTCTCAAATACATCATAATCAGACAGGTATTTGTCGGGATTGTCCATGATCATTCGGCCGATGAATTGTGGAGACAAACAGTGATCATGAGTTCGCTCGCTAGGATTATCCTTTGCTTGCTCACTTATCAGACCAAGGTGATTAACCTGACCACAATCAAACACACCAATGTAGTACAATCGTGTGATGGGTCGGAAGAAATCAGGGTTGCCCCAATTCACTACATTAGCACCCAGAGAGTTGAATGTAGTTTGACAGTAGGCTTTCCAGTTCTTGGAGTTCATTTTGAGAAAAATCGGTGTTTTTGTTGCGGTGGATGGGTTCTAGGTCGGTTGCAGTGAAATTGCAGAAAAATCAAGGTTTCGGGCTAGGTGGCCACTTGAGTCTTGGGTGAGACTCACCGCCTCACCACACTGATGGCAGGTTCTCCCTTCTGGAAGATAGTATCAACAACTGCCTGCACACTGCGAGCGGTGCTGATACCAACCTTAGAGTACACAGGGATACACACAAGACCGAACGATTTGCTATACTGACTCAGGTTGCCAGGTTGGATACGTCCATCGCGCATACCTTTGGCATCATCGTGATGCAGACGGATGCAACGGCCGATGGTCTGACTGATACCAATGAAGTCCATGTTACGCAGGAACAGCACTGCTTCCAGACCGCTGACGTTGATACCTTCAGCTAGGATGCTGTGGTGAAGCACAACGAACTTCTTATCGTTATCCTTACCCCATGCGCTCAGAGTGTCAAAGAACACCTCACGATTGACTTTCTTGCCGTCAATAACTGCACCAGTCTTAGCAGTAATATACATCCAGGAATAACCGCGACATTCCAGTTGGAAACAGAAATCAGTTTCAGTCACCAGCGATACGATTTGCTTGGTTGCCTTAGCACAAATCAGAATCTTGCCAACCTTGTTGTCATCAATCGTTTCCAGCAGATTCTCAGAATCGCGGTCGAAGTTGGTCTGCTTACCCTTCACCATCTCCAGTTGCTTGACAATCACTTTAGGAGGCACAATGTAGCCGCCTTCGACAAGTTCAGGAGCAGGAACTTTGCAGATGACTTGACCATACACAGCAGCATCATTCATCCCAGGTTTGCCAACTGCCAGAGAATGCTTGGGAGTTGCAGTGAAGAAATAGCAGCGACGTGCATTAGCAGCAAAGTGCTCAGTTGCAGGGAAAAAGTGACGCTGAACACTGTTATGTGCCTCATCAAAGTAGATCGTATCCACATCAATTCCTGCCACTTGCAGACGCGAAAGAGAGTTGTAGGTGGTGAAGATCAGTTGGTGACGATTAGCAGCAGCACACATACCAGCGTGAACAGCAATGTCATCAGGTTTGGTAGTGCTAACGTGGTGAGTTTCGCCACTGTGAACGTGCAGAACTTCAGCGTTAGTGATGAACTCCAGAAACTCAGAAGACAGCTGCTCAGCAAGCAGAATGCGAGGAGCAACAACTACAATAGTCTGGGGAGTTTCAGACTGCAACTCACGCAGAGCATCATAGATCATCTTGAGAGTCTTACCGCCGCCAGTAGGAACAATGATCTGACCTTTAGCATGTTGTTGCATAGCAGCAACACCACGTTCTTGATGCGGACGGAGTTGGATTTGCATTGGAATCATCATGTAGTATTAGGACACTTTGCAGGGCCCAGTATCAGTTATCTTTCTGTTTGTAGTAGTTCAGTTTATCAATCACACCTTGCATTGTAGCACGATTGTAACCATTTGCAAAGGATGGACTTCTCTCAGCTTCAGGATTAGAACTAAAATCAACATTCTTGGCGACATTAACACCTTCCTCAAGAAGGCGAATAACATCATCAAAGGCATAATCAGGGATTTGGATGTAATTCATTGTTCTCAGTGGTTTGATAGGTAAAGACAAAAATAGCACGCTTAGAGGTCAATCTGAGCGTGCTGGTGAGGTTTAATCAACCCCCGAACATTTCATCGAAAAGCCAATCACCAGAACGCTCTTTTTCTTCCCAGACTTTGTTAGCGTTCTCAGCAATCATCGCTTGTTCGATTTTAATGTCGATGGGAGAAACTGTACTGTGCCAGGTTCCGTTGCGATCTTGCCAGAGCATTGTTTTGAGTGTTGTCCTTATACTACTAGGACACTTTACAGGGCCCAGTAAATGTCAGGGTTGGTACTTCGATGCTGGAAGGTCTCTACCTTTGATGATGTCTGCATGTAGACGCTTACCAGCTCTTACCATTTTCTTCTTCTCATCTCTGGTATATTCGCGCTTGGTTGTTCTCTCAATGGGTTTGCCCTTTGGTGCCTCTGCTTTCTTCTTGGTGAGAAGTTTAGATGCTTGCTTTTCTAAATCTCTTGATTTAGGTTTTGCTGTTGAAGTCTCTCCGCCAGACTTTGCTGCTCTTCTAGCAAGTGCTGCTTTTCTTCTTTCTTCTTTTGCTGCAGCTAGTTGTCTTTCTCTTGCAGAACCACGCTCTTGTGTTGGTGCTTGTGTTCTAGTGTCAGAACTACGCTGTTGACCAATATCTTTGCGTGGTTTGTATTCCTTTGCAGGAACAGTTGTGCCACCTGGTCCTCTCTTAGTTCTACGTCTCTCTGCTTCTGTTTTCTTGCGTTCTTTACCGATTCTTCCACCTTCACCTTGGCGAGTGATGGAAGCACCACCACCCCAGCCAAGTTGTTTAGCAGCATCAGAATCAGATTTCTCGCAGAGAGACATGAATTGTGAAAAGGTACGCATTGGACTATCTAAACACTTTTTTAGTATTTAGAACTCCTCTTCCTTTGCTTTGTAAGAACCTTTGAACACACGTCCTTCAGCATAAAACTGTTTGACACGTTCGCGGCGAGTGGCAAGCAAGAGATCGTATTCTTCTTGTTGTTGCTTAGTGAATACGAAATCTTGACGATGCCATGCTTCTTTCAGTTCTTTGATGTGAGGAAGCACGTTGGGGATTTGTTCAATCATGTGGCCAGAATAAAGGTTAAAGGGTCAGTGTGGAGAGTTTAGTGGACAGTCTGTAAACTGTCAGTAATCAATGTTTCCGTTAAGATATTCGTTAATATCAAACTTTGAGTTTAGAGTTGGATACAGTCGATCTTCCTCATCAAAAAGAAATTCATTCATATCTCCAACAAAATCAAAGTTTTCCAACTCTTCAATTTGAATGTCGTCGAAGAAATCCATAGTGAATGGGTGATTACATTATTAGGACACTTTACATGGCCCAATTTTTATCAACGACTCATGATTGCCTTCATTTCTGCTCTTTTTTGAGACTGTTGTGCTCTTGCTTCTGCACCAATCTCTTGGTGAACGTGTTTGATTTGCGATGCTTTTTGTGCTGCCTGACGCTTTGCAATTTGCTGACTATAGAAGTTAGGCTCCATGTGTGGAGTTTGTTCCATGAACTGTTGAAATGTCTTCATATTCAGGATGTTTTTAGATATTTATTTTATTCAAACTCAATAGTTCTATTTGAATAATTGGATGGTGGAACGTGATATTCTGGCATACCAGAAGTTTCTAGAATTATTTCTACTTTAGTTTCATCATTCCAGTGACGAATTGCATTTGCTACGATGAAACAATTTGTGATAAGAATAGACATAAACATTACAAGACGAATGCCTGCAACAATATCTGCCTCTCTATTATCCTTGCTTGCCTTTTCTCCCAATGCTTTAGCTAGCAATCTCCATGCACTTTTTCTTTTCATAATCAATCACAGAACTCCATATTAAATGCTATTGATATTCTATCCTCATCAGAGTTGTTCATTTCAACGGAATGCCTCATATTTGATGGAAATATAACCGTCTTACCTTCTTCTGGATGAAACATAGTGGAATAAACACACTTTGTTTGATTACGAATCTCCTCATCAAGAACATCTATAATTTTATGTTGAACAAAAGATTTTGGAGAAGGAAACACTAATCCACCACAATCTTTGGGCGTCTTTATCCATAAGACAGCAGAGAGATCAGATACAGGATGATCGTGCTCTGTATTATAGTCTCCCTTTCTGTTAATGTTAATCCACATATTGAGGAGTTTCATCTTTGTTTTGTAGCAAGCAGTCATATTTTGGAAGTTGTCCAAAATATATTTCAGAAATGGCTGAAAAGATTCCTCATTATGAAAATATGCGGGAGATTGCCATCCCCCGCGATTTGATATATGTATGCTATCTGGATTTTTTCCCCTATACCAATAGATCCAGTCAATCAATTCTGGTTGAACTGCAGAGAAATCTTGACAAACATCATCTATCACTATAGATGGAAATAATGCGTGAATCATTTACTTAAACTTCAGAATATACAGACTCTCTCGACTTTACAAACTCCAACTCTTTCCACTGTTTATTATAGCAAATCACAAGCAATCTTTCATTTTTGTGAATAGGACAGCATTCAAGGTTTATTTCATCTTTAGGACGAACAGTGTACTCGATGGTAACATATTCTTGATCCTTGAAGTAAATCCAACCCTCAACACCTTTTGTCCACTTAACATAGTGATTGACTTGTGGTTCGTAACTCATACAAAAAACGCATCTAGTGGAGATTGTTTAATTGGCATCGCGGTATAGTTCCGCGTTTCCTTGATATTTACACAAGCACCGATGGTCTTACTGTTGACTGGGGAGAAGTATTCTCTGGTTTTGGTGTTGTAAAAGGAATGAATAGTTCTTGTAGGAGCACCATTGTTATAGTCAAACTTACGAGTATTACATAACCAAATACTGACAACATTTCGTTTGAACTCAGTTGCTTCATAATAATATCCGTCTGGAGGAGAATGAAAGAAAGAAGATGGAAGTTCCAAGTTTTTTTATTCAACAAAGATATAATAACAAAAAACCGAAAGGAAGTCAAGGTTTTTGTTCCAGTATTTTAACTGTCCACCCTTTATGTTGTTTATATTTTCCATTAGCAACTTCACACATACAACCACAACTCAAATTATTCATTTTACAAAAGTTTTTTAATCTATTTGTAGTATATTTTTTACCGTCTGGACTTGTAATTTCATACAACTTTTTACATCTTTTATTAAAATATTGTTCGTTATGTTTTATACCTTTTCTTGATGGTGGTTTGATATTTTTTTCTTTTAAAGTATTTCTAATTTTTTCTTTCACTTCGTCAGTAAAAGAATAATTTAATCTACCCGCAAGTAAGGACTTCTTATGTTCCTCACTTAGTATCATATTTGCTGTTCCTTCTCCACCACCAGTTCTATTACGAAGAATACCAGTTCCTAAATCTTTTCTGCCAAATACAGAAATCATATAGATTTCGTGTCTAAATGCTTCTTCTTCAGTTAAATTTTGTTTGAGAAAGATGATTCTTCTTCTATCTTTTGGTGGTTGTATTTGCTTCCTTCTATTTTTATAATAAGCCCTATATCCTTTACCCTTTCCTATGTAATAAGGTGTTCCATCTTCACGCAAATATGCGTAAGTATAATACTTGTTATTCATACTGCTTTGTTTGTGGTTATACTTATTTATACAAGAAAAGGGGCATTTCTGCCCCAAATCTCTTTGCTTGAATAACCACAAACAAGCATCATTATTTATCAGCAATCGTAAAATCTGTCTTTTGACATATATTTGATTTGTTCTTGGAGTCGCAAGATTTCATGTTGTTGCTCCGTAATCTTTTGCTGAAGATAGTTGATACGATCTTGATACTGTTCCTTGAGATTAAACTCAAGGAGATTTAGAGAAGTGTCAATCATCAGGTGGTAAAAGATTCAACAATAGAGGATTCTACATCTTCAGCAAGAGCATAAGTCCTTGCATTTAGAATGTTTTCACGAAGAGCAGTATAGTGCTGCTCATAGAAATTACCTTCATCTTCAGCAGAAATCAAATCGAAACATTCATTGTCATCTTCTGCAATGACATTCCAAAGTCCACCATACTCACTAGAAGGAAAAGGAATGTAGTGGTCAACAATGTAGAGAAACTTTTGTGCCATTGTATTTTGTAAATTACTCCTTTAGTTTAACGAAAATCAGTGTTGTTGTCAATATCATCTGCATCATCACCATTAGATGCCATCGAAAGAAGTGCAAATCCCATTGTTGCTAGGATTCCAAGGCCTACACCAAGAATAAAAGTCATCAGTAAAACTCCGCAAGATAATAGTCAACAGTCACTTCCTTTTCAGCAGCAAGACGTTCAATTTCCTCCCAAAACTCACGGGCAATCTTCTCACGTTCAGCGTTCATAATCAGTTCTCGGATACGTTTTGGAATCATTTGTTTTTTCTATCGTCTAGGTAATCAAAATGTTTGGAGAATAATACAAAAAAGAACCATCCAAATGCTGCAGAAATAATAAGAAAGTAAATCACCGAATCTCAGCACTGGGAGGTTTCTTGAGATTTTCTATCGCTTGTTGACGATAGTAGGCATCAAACATTCTATCATCACGTTGGATTAGAAAGATATTCCAACCAACAATAGCAGCAAAACCAATCAGTCCAGCAATCACATATTTACGATTGCGATTCATTTAGAATAGCTCCCAGTGTTTTTGAAAATCATATTGGCAAGAACCACAATAGCAAGATTCTGCCAGAAAGTCAAATAAACATTAAACCAAGATAGAATCAGTCCAAGCAATGCTGCTTCAAAGAATATGCTGACAGTTACAAGAACAATAGCAGCAAAAATAATACCAACAGAAGTAGAAGTTTTCATAGATCAGACAGCAAGAGCACCAGAAGGGATTTCAACGATTTCGGGAAGTTTGGAATCGTCAAACTGATTCATATTATAGCACACCCACTCACCATTGCGGAAGACATAGGCATACTCTTCGCTGTTGTTGGGCAGAAGATACTCACACAGATCAGCATCAAGACGAGGAGGGCAATCTTCGCCACGCTGAGAATAATACAGCGGACCTTGCTCTACAGTTTCATTCTTGAAACCAGCATTAGTCCAAGCAGAGCTCATATCGCCACCGTCAATCAGTTCAGCAGCTTTCTCTTTAGTGTTGTAGTGAGTGTTCAGAATGCGACCCAACCAAGACTCATAACCATCCCAATGGTGGTATGCAGAGAGAATAGAACCATCAGGAAGTTCAAGACCGATGCGAGCGCGAGTTGCCATTTGATTGAGTGCTTACACTACTGGTACACTTTAAAGGGCCCAGTTCAACATCCAAACAGAAGACCTAAAGTTCCGCCAACAATTCCCCTGCGTTCAATACACTCATCATAATACCTTGGATAAGGGCGATAAGGAACAAAATAGGGTTCTGGATCACACGGAACTCTAACTTTAGTTCTTCTCACATATCCACTGATATATGCACCAAAGCGAGTATAATATCCAGGCACATATTCTTCCACTACTCTATAAGCATTACACTCACCATAAACAGTTACTTGTTGAGAAAAAACTGCTTGTGGAGTAAGTAGTATTGCAGAAAGCAATAATGCTTTGAGGTTCATTGTTTTTGATAGTTTTAACAATTATATATTAAAAAAGGACACTTGTCCAGTGTCCTTGTGACAGATATTTAATTGCCCATCTCTTTCAAACTTCGCACCATATACTCAGTAAACTTTTCTAGCTTTTCGGGTACAAGTGCTTGCGGTCTTTCTGCGATAACTTTTCTAAGTGCATCCATTTCATTCCACTCATCATCTGTGAGATTTATTTGGCCTTTGGATGGAAGCGTCATAGTTTTGATCCCGCGATTGTGTTCTTATCCTAACAG